TAAACGCCCTATAATAAAAGGTGCTATAAGAAGGCATAGTAATTACAGTCTCACCAGAGCAGCCAGCAGAAACAGATGTTCCTCCTCCTGGAAAGTCTGGGTCTGTAGACCATTGTATAGTAGAGCTGTCGCAGCCTCCAGATGTTGTAACAACTATAGGAACGTTTAAGCCTGAAGTGTAAGTACCAAAAGTAATGTATATGTTTCTTGGTTGCACAAATGGCTCTACTGCCTCTGTTATTAATTCAAGGTTGCTTCTACCAGTCATAAGGTTAGAAACAACTTTATTTATAGCATACTTCTTTCCGTTTATAATAAACCTATCATTAAGTTTGTATTTCTGCAATACCTTAAGTGGCAATAGTGCTGTTATTTCAATGATTCTACTTTGAATATCAAATATATTCTTAATGTAGTCCTTATGGAAGATTTCAAACAGAGAGTTCTCATTGTAAGAAGGAGTCGTTAACCCAACAGTAAATTCATCATTCTCAGCATCAAAGTTTAATGTTTGAGTGCCGTCTTGCTTTACATTACTAGGTCTATTATATGTAGCTAGTTGATATGGGGTTATCCCATCATCAGACTTAAACTGAAGTGGTTTATCCACATCAACAGTAGTGTTACAGTTATAGAATAACAATGGACTTCCCTTTATTGAGTTGTCGTTCTTATCTACAAAGTACCCATACTGTATGTTAGTGTATACGCTATCATCTTCGTCTAATAGCTTTTCATATATAACCTTTTCAAAAGGCAGCTGAACCAAATAGTCAGTACCGTCTATGTACCTGTTATTTATAACAACATTAAACTCTTCATTACCAAAGGGGAAATCAAACAGTTCATCAAACTTAACAGCGAGCCTTGTAGAAGGCTCTTTGAACTCATACCTAATGTTAGCATATAAATCTAATCTATTTACAGAAGACGTTTCAACATCAACGTATCTAGTTATATCAAATGGCTCATTAGGAGGAGTAGCGTAGAAGCTGTTTAAATCATTAACTACAATGATTCCATCTTCAACATAGGCAGTTAGATTAAACATCTTAAACAGACCAATCAAGAAGTCTATTATCTTAATATTAGGCATTTCTGATGCTACATCAATATAGTCAATGTTGCTTATTACTCCAGAGTTTGCCGTGCCTGCCGTGTAAGTTCTTGTTTGCGATAAAGAGCCATAATTAAAAAGGTTTAATTCTAATGTAGAAGTAAACTCAATAGCAGAAAAAGACCTAACCTCAAATTGTAGAGATTCTGAATTGTAGTTATTTTGTCCAGCAAGTATAGTCTCTGTAACCGAATTATCGCCATCTAATCCTTTGTATTCATACGCAACAGACCTTGTGGTCTGATTGCTTACTATGTTAGTGACATTATTATATACAATAATATCATACTTAGCAGAAGAAGACGTTACTATGTTTAATTGAAAAGATGATGTTTCTGAACTAGAAGAAGTCACTATAGCACCTAGTATTGCCGTGTCTTTGCCATCTAAGTTCCAATAATCAGTCCCAGTACTTGGGCCGCTCCAATTAATTATAACTCCTTTTTCTACTTCATATTCACCTTTAGAGTCTCCAATAGTTCCTGCTTCTCTATTTAACCAGAGATACAGTTCATTAAACACATCTTGACCAAAGAAGTCTCTTGAGAATTGTATTTCAGGATATTGGTTTTCTATACCCTCAATAACGTGTATTGCTCTTATAGCAGGTTTAAGGTCTGACTTAAACAATCCCTCTCCAGCGGAAGCGTTTGCCAGGTTACGATAATTCTCAGGAGTAACATAAGTGCCAGAATCATAAATAAACCTATAAGAAGGGCTTATAAGCGGATATATAATAGCTTCATCATCTGAGCCTACCACTAATCCTGTTTCTATTCCTTGTTTTACATTATCAAATGTCCAATCGTGATTATAAGGAGTTAACGAAGTAAGGCTGTTTAATCTTTTGTCTCCAAGTATTCTTGTTAGCGTAGTCGTAGCCCCAAGAAATGTTACAGAATAAGCATAGGCTTTATTGCTTTTCATCAATACCTTATTGAGTCTAAGGCTTCCCTTTCTAAATGGCGTATGGTTTAATTGTATTTCAGCATCGTCTCTAAATCTGGCATCGTACCCACCTACTAACGCATTATCATAATAATGCTTGAATATTTTATTGTTGTTTTTAGATGCAGGAATTGTAAACGACTGAGAGTAGTCTGTAAATATTTTAGAGATATCCTTAACGTCTTGAATAGAAGACGTAAGCTCAACGCTTTCATCTTCAAACATCTCAAGTCTGCTTGTGCCTAAATATATCTGTATAGTCTGCATTTATCTTATGCTGTTTATAGTGTCAAAAGAATAATCAAAGTCTATAGCGTAATCAATTAACTTATCGTTTACACTCTTCTTCATTTTTAATGATTCGGTCTTTGGGTTTATAGGGAATACGTTTGAATCTTCGTGTATCCAAACATTCTCAGACAATAGAAGCTCTTTTATAACCTCATTGAAGTCTTCGCTTACAAAGCCAGTATTAAGTTTAATTGACTTATTACCATTGACATTAAAGTCTTTGTTTTGCGGAGTATTAGTGCCGTAGCTTAATGTAGATGTTCCAAAGTCCAGCGTATTAGCCTTGAACCTATCTTTAGTTATGTTAACAGAATCATCCCTTCTCTTGAAGAAGTAAATAGATTGAACTACCCCAAACTTATTAGTGAAGGAAACCTTGCTTGGATCATACTTACACTCAGTCAAGTAATTTATAGTAACTACATCAGTAGCTCCACTAACTCCTGTTACTATAGCCGTATCAGGATTGCCGTATGCTATTGAGTTTGTCACAAGATTACTGTCCTGACTCTTTACGTGAGAGATGTCAGTAGTTATAGTCCCTAAATTATTGTCAACCGTGTAATCAAGCGTGTCTACAGTTATTGATGTAACACTAACGCCAAAGATATTAGTAACTAATAATGTTCCTCCTTTGTAATAATCTACCTTAAAAGCTCCTTGAGGCCCAGTATAAACAGGTATTCTTGCTAAATCCCCATCTTTAACGTACATAACAGTATTAGTCTGTAATAGACTATAGCTAAGTCCTGGGTTAATGCCCTGCTCAAAGTATCCAAAACCATCAAAAGCAACCCCTTGTCCAGGAACAACATCAGAAGATCCATCATCAAAGACTCTTGTTACCTCCCATTCTACCCAAACAGTTTGTTTTATAGTATCATAGTCCCCATCAAAGCTGACATTAATGTAGTCTCTAATCAGTTCAGCTACCTCAAATACTATAATATCGTTAGTTGATGTCCTTTCCTTGTATATTGTATAAGTAGGGAGTAAGGTTCTTGAACCGAATACTCCTTCGTATACCCATAATTTTAAGTTTGCACTTTGTACTTTTGCCATTTGTTATATTTTATTGAGGACAGCTTAATACGTACTCCCAAGCTGTTCCATCGTTTGGAGCATACACCTCAACTGTTGCTGTTGTTGTTGCTGTTGTTTTTTGAAAAGTAGTAGTGCCCGTTCTAACACCTTGAATAGTTTCTGCGGGAAGCCCTCTTGCCGCTAAAGCGGTGTTAAGAACTGTTTGGTTTGATGAAGATCCTCTGTATCCAGTGTCTATAACTACAACACCATCAAATGTAACTATGTATTTATCAGGTAGACCGAAAGTATCGTATGATAAAGTAACAACACCTGTTGCACTACCAAGTTCAATAGTATCTGTCTGAGGGAATGCTGGCCCTCCGCTATAAGTAGATCCTGCACCACAAGGCACAGTAATTACCGCAGCAGTAGGACAAGTAAATGTAACCTCGTAATCATCATTAACCAAAGGAGCATAAGCCCTTAAAGTTACCAATGTAGGAGTAGCTGTAGTCTTGTTTAAAGTGATTATAGTATTCTTATTAGATACAGCGGCTGTAGCTATATCTCCTTGAGGTATGTTTGCGAGAAGTAATTGGGGATCATAACTACTAGCCCCTATGTATTTAGTGTCTACAGTACTTGCTCCGTTCCAATCAGCAACAAACCTTATGGGAACCTGGTTACCTGTAATAGTAAGGAAAACAGCACCAACCTCAGAGGTATTAATTTCAAACAAATTCTCTCCTACATCAGTTCCTGTGCTGTATGTTTCTCCGCAGTTAACAGTTATTGTCTGAACAGGGTCAGTAGGAGGAACTACCACAGGAGGGTTCTCGCTATTGATAGTTATATAATATGGGCTTCTTGTGTTTAACTTATCCATTATTTCCTTTTTACTATATCTTGAATCACTTCTTCTATGTCTCTTCCGTATGCTGCAAATATATTATCAAGCATTGCTTCTTTATTGTTCTGATAGACAAAGTCTATAATTCCAGAACCCTTATAACCAAACCTTTTTATTGTACCCTTTTCACTTATGGATTTAGCTATGTTTTTAGCCATCCAAAACATACTCCTATCATTTACAGCTACAAACTTTCCAGATCCATCTTTAGGCTTTATTCCTTTAGCCTTTGCCCAAGCCTCTATATCAGATAAGGATGGAGCAGCTCCTGCTGGTCTACCCTCATCAATGTATTTTAAAGATAAGTCAGATAATATTTCTAATTCATCCTTAGTAGATTTGTATCTTATACTGTCTCTTGTTTTATTTGTAGCACTTGTTCCGTCAATCTTTAGTTGAGACCTATACCTCTCAACAAGCAGCTCACCATACTTAATTAATTCCGCTTGTAGATTGTCAAACCGTGTCGTAGTCATTAGCAGATGCTGATTTCATTTGGTATAGCAACATCTATATTTACTCCCCATCCAGCTAACTCATTCTCAAATCTGTCTTTAAATGGTTGAGCTGAAGGCGCATCAAGCAACTGAAGCTTATCAGTAAACATATCTCCTCTTCTTAATTGTTGAATAACATCATTAACCACCTGTAATTGACTGTTATAAACGTCCTGCAAGTTGTCATTACCATTAATAACATCCTTAGCAGGTAAATCTTTATTGTAATCAACCACATCTAAAGCAAGTAATTGTATTGTGAAACGCATTATTGGGCCATCAAATACCACATTAGTAATATTTAAGTGGCTTAATGGAAATATAGTAGTCTTATTTAAGTCTACATCAGACAAATCTCCATAGGTAACAGTAAAAACATTAGGGTTAGTCCTTAGTCTGTCCTTTAATTTATCTATTATATCGTATATCTGTGTCATTATTGTATATTATATCGTATGGCTGTATCGTTATT